TTTGCTATAGGACTAATTTGATTTTCTAATATAATTTGGTCAAAACTTTCTATATTATCGAAAATTTTATTGCATTCTAACTTTAAGTTTATTCCTAAATCAACTAAATTAACACTATTTGCATTCTTTGTTTCGACAATATTAAAACAACTATTTTCTAAATAATCTTCTATTAGTTTTATAATAGCACTTTTATTAATAGATTTATCAAATATTAAATCGTGCTCACATGCTATTGCTTGCAAATTTTTCAAACTTTGTTTATGTAAATTTTTTATATTTAATGTTGGTATTTTATATTCTTCATTTTTTGTATGTTTTTTACAATAAAACTTATTATGTTTACTATATTTTGCTTTACATTTGCATGTGTCATGTGAGCAATTAGGTACACTATTACATAAATTTATAACATTCCAATCTAATATTTTAAATATTAAATTATTATAATCTTTGTTATTTATTAGTGAGTTTGATTTTTCTGATGATGATTCTAAAATAACATATGCTAAATTTTTTATTCCAATATCAATACTCAATATTTTCATAACATTTAATATACTAAATTATTTATATTTTACTTAAATAAAATATAAATTACTTAATAAATTATATTATTTATAATACTTTTATACATATATTATATGATATTCTATATAAATAATACATAAAAGCCAAAATCAAGGCCTGCATAACAAACGCTAAACTAATATTTCTAGATTTATTATTAAACATCATCATTATTCCACCTAAAAGAGTAAAAATTGCTAAAAATACATTTAATAAACCTAAATAATAAAATATCATACAATGTTCTTTTCCTAAAGGACCCATTAGATTATCCAACAAATTCATAATTATATTATAAATAAACATAAAAAAATAATTTTATTAAAATTAATTTTATTAAAATTATTCAATTTATTTTATTTATTTTATTTATTTTATTTATTCAATTTATTTGAAAACGTGGTAAATGTTTTTGGTTATTTAAATAATAACTAGATAAATAAATATTTTTTAAATCACTACTTTCATAACCATAAGGTTGATCTTTTGATAAAGAAGTTTTAAAAATGTATGGGCTATTATTTGAATCATTTGCATTAAGATTATTATAATATGGACATGATGAACATTCATTGCATGCATTTAATTGATTATTTTTTATAATAGAATCTGCATTAACTTGTAAATAATGTCTATAATTAGTATTTGTTTTTATAGATGCTTTTTGTTTTAACATGTCATCTAATGAAGGAGCCATTGTATATGATGTAAAATGTCTTCCATCCATCATTAAACCGGGAAAATTAAAATGAATATTATTATTACCACTATAACAAGTTCCCCAAGTCATATTATTAATATATTAATAATATAATTATATATTAATATGTAAAAAATTATATTAATTAAAAATATTAATTAAAAATATTAATTAAAAATATTAATTAAAAATATTAATTAAAAATATTAATTAATGTTGAATTAATTTTATTAGATCATTTTTTTTCATATTTTGGGCATCTTCATTAGATGTTAAATTATTTGTTACTACTAATACACGTAAATCGTCTACTTTCATTTTACTATAATTTTTCTTTTTATCTAATTTATTATCTTCATTAGATAAGTTATTTTCTTGTATATTTAAATCAATTATTTTTGATTTCATTTGAAAATCCATTGAATCAATATTAATAGGAACATTATTTAAAAAATCATCTTCTTCATTAGATGACTCTAAATTAACTGTGCTAAAGTTTTCATTTTTTAAAGATTCATCACTTTGTATATCTGATGGTTGAATTTGTAAATTATTATTTATTTCTTCAATACTATTTTCAGAATCAACGACTGATTTATCATCATTTTCTATATTTTCATTATCTTCATCTTCTGAATCATCATCTGAATCATCATCTGAATCCGAATCATCATTATCGGAAACATCTATTTTGTCTTCTAAATTAATTTTTTTTATATTATTTTCACTTTCAATAAATTTTTCAATATTTTCACTATTATTTTCTTCATTAATTGTTGTTAAATTAGATGTTTTAAATAATTGATTATATTGTTGAGTTTGACTATTATAATTAAGAATAAAATTTTGTAATATTTTACCATGTTCAATAACGCTATTTTCAAGTAAATTCAAACGTCTATAGCAATATAACATTACTAATCCGCTTATTAAAATTAGTAATCCTAAAGTAATAATAAAACCCGTATCAATAAAATTTATTAATGATGTCATTTATTTATATTAAAGTTTATACACATTTTATTTAAATATGTTTAACGAATATATAATTTATTAAGCAAATTTATAATTCATTAATAATATATTCTGGATAATGCATATCTTTTAATACTTTTACTCCACCTTTTACTTTACTTATTCCGCGTTTTAATTTATAACAATAATTATAATCATTATTTTTATATTTAATTTGCATATGATAATTATGAGTATTTATTTTTAATTCTTTATTGTCTTTATTGTCTTTAAATTTATCACATAGTTTATAATAATGCGTAGTCAAAATAAAATTAATATTATTGTTTTTTTCTAAATATTTTAAATAATTATATGCGCTTTTAACAGCTTCATCTGGATTTGTTCCACTATATAATTCATCAAACACACAAAAATGATTTTTTTCTTTATTAGATTCAATAATGTCTAAAATATTTTTACATTGTCTGGCTTCTGCTTGAAATAAACTATCGCGATTAGATGTATCAGGAATATTAATATAACAATGAATAAAGTCATATAATTTTATATTTGCACTATCATAAAAACCACACCCCAATTGTTGTGATAATAATACATTAAATAAAGTTGATTTTAATAATGTGGTTTTTCCAGCTGCATTAGGACCAGTTAATATTAAATTGTTATCCATAACATATGAATTTTTTATTATTTTTTTCGAATTTTTTTCGTTATTATTATATAATAAATATCCATAATAACTATTTTTGAATTGCACTTTATTTTCATTATTTTCTATAAATTTACAATAATTAATGTTGTTATTATTTAAATGTTTTTGTAAATTTAATATATTACTAATATAACCATTACAGTCAATAATATAATATATAGATTTTATTAGAGTATTATCATTATATAATTTATAAAATGTTTTCATTATATGGCCCATTTGTAACAATTTTTTAATAAAATTGTTACTATTATTAAATATAATAGTACATGGAATAATTTTATCTATATTTTGAATATAATCATTTATTATTTGAATATGATATTTTATAGTAATAACAAAATTATCATAAGTTTTATTATATAAATTAGAACAACTATTAATTAAATTATTTATATTAGCTAATGAATCTTTTAAATAATCATTTAAAGAAAAAAGCGTATTGTGAATAATATTAAAATTTTTATAATATTTTGTACAATTAATAAAATTACTATATAATTGATATATATACATTCCTAAACTTAATATTAAATATACTTTACTAGATAAAGGGCTAGATGAAAAATTAGTTAATAATTGTCCAATAACATTATTTGCAAATAATTTTTTCAAATGATTAAAATATAACTCTAATGATACATTATATCCTTGTAATTTAATAATAAAAAATGGTAATAATAATGATATAATTGGTAATAGTAAACTAAAAAGGGGAGAAGTAAAATTATATAATGAATAACATTCCATAACTAGTTCATTTTCATTATATTTATCTAAATATGGTAAATCTATATAATTGAATTTTTCCAAAAAATGTTTATTGTAAAATAATTCTTCACAATTATTTGTTATATTAGTATGAATATTTTCATTATTATTTAGATTATTATTACTATTATTATTTACATTAGCATCATATAAATTATTTGCTACTTTAAAATTTTTTAATAATTCTTGACTATCTAATAAAAAATCTTTATTAGCTGTGTATAAATTAGACCATTTATTTACTATTTTTTTTTCATAATCATTTTTAGGTTCAAATAAACAATAATATAAATTTTCTAAATAACTATTATTAGTTTCATCATCATTTGAATTAATACTTATATCTATATTTTTAAGTTCAATTAGTTCCATATCATTTTTCAAATTTTGACTAATTTCTTTATTTTCTATATATTCAATTGGAAGTTTGAATTCGTGAATTAATTCCTCTTTATTATTAAAATATAATTTACTATTTATTATTGTTAATAAAATATCCATTATTAATAAAGAAGTTTTTATATAATTTAAAAAAACGAAATAATATTAAATTAAAATACTTTAATAAAATACTTTAACAAAATAGTTAAATAAAATAGTTAAATAAAATACTTTAATAAAATAGTTAAATAAATAATATTAAATAATATATATATATGATCATCTATGATACAAATACAATAAATAAAGTAATAAATAATAATCAAAATATAAAATTAGATAAAGAGCTAGATAATTATTTAAAAAATATTTTAACTACTATAAATGATTACAATAATAAAGAAATAAAGAGTTCAACTAATAATTCAAATTATTATAAAAATGATAAAGACAAATATAATAATTCAAAATATAAGTATTATACAAGCAAAAATAATAGAAAAATATATAATAATTTAAATAAAAAT